GTTTTTAAAAATGAAGAGATGTGCTTAGAGGTAAAATGTACAGTGAGCTGGGACGGACATTATGAACGGATGTATGAAGAACAAGTTGATCAAACTCATTGTGATTTTTGGCAGATGCAAGCAGAAATGATGGCTGCAGGCACTGATAAGTGTCTGTATGTGGTTGCTTATCCAATGACAATTGAGAAATATAAGTATCAGATTGTCAATGCTTCCAAAATTCATCAAAAAGCAATCATGCAAAGATGCCAAATTGCTGACGAAGCTATAAAACTTTGGAATACACATAGTTATACGGATTCTCTAAAAATTGCATGTCAGAACTTTAAATTTGATTAAGTATGAATAATAAATTATTAATTTTAAATGAGATGAATCACCTATTAGCTCAGTATAATAGAGATAGTATTACTTCAACTCAGATGATTAGAGAAATGATTACCTTTTGTGAAATTAATTTCTCTGTTCTTAAAAAAATTCAAAAAGAACAAGTTGAATGGGCAAAATCTAATTTTGGAGATAAACCAAGCTGGATGCCTCTTTTAGGAGCAATGGAGGAATTAGGTGAATTAAGTCATGCACATTTGAAGAATGAACAAAAAATCAGGATGAACGAACCTCATTTTGAGAATAAGAAGGATGCTGTCGCTGACATAATCATATATCTTTGCGATTATTGCACATCTCAAAATATTGATATTCAATCAGTTTTACAAGATACATGGGATAATGTTAAAAAAAGAAATTGGAATAAGAATAAAATCGACGGAAATGCTGACAGACAATGATTTAATGCCTTTTGGCAAATATAAAGGAGAAAAAATGGTAAATGTGCCAGCAACCTATCTTTTATTTATGAAAGATAAGATAAAAAATAAAAAAATATTAGAATATATTGAAGATAATATAGATGTACTTGATTTTGAGGTAAATAGTATTAACAATAAAAATTAAACTTATGAGTATTATTACAGGTAAAATTGACCTGAGTCAATTAAAACACGTTCTTATGGAAAAAAAGGGAAAAACAGAAATGGTCGAAGGAATTTTTATTCCTTTAAAAGTCAACGACTTATTTAAAGGTAAAAATGGCAATATATACATGGATATAATTGCATTCGACAGTGTTAATGAGGAATATAAGCAGACACATGCTGTTAAGCAGTCATTTCCGAAAGATAAATACACGAAAGAAGAATTGTCTGCCAAGCCATTCCTGGGGCATCTTAACACTGAATTCGGCGGAGCAAGGGAGCCTAAGCCTAATAATGTGGCTCCGGGTACAGTGATTACTGAAGCTCAAGATCTGCCATTCTAATGGAAGAGAAATTATTATTGATTTTAGCACAGTTCCTCAATCAGGCAGGAACTGTGCTTAATTATCAGAGTGATGATAATTGCATCAAATTTAATTTGTATTTCTTAGATGTGATGCGTCACGGCATCACTAAAGAATTACATATATATAAAAGGGACGACAACTTCAACGAAACTGTCGAACATGTTATCAATGATTTAAAAATATTTGTAAAATAAATGGAGAAACATTACCTGGAGCAAATGTAGAAATAGTTTGGACGGGAAGAGAAGAGCATGACTACGGTTATTCGTTTGCTCTTCCAAGTCAATCACCTGATGAAGGCGATTTAATGATACACGTTCCTTATCCTGATAATTCAGATGGAATTGATGATGCCGATCCTGAGTGGGTACATTTGTATAATTTACTTAAAAACAAAAGGGTTAAAAGCGTGATTTTTTTAGGTGGTTTTTAAAATATTTAATTATGGCAAAACAAGCTCAAAAGCAAATTAGTTTTGTTTAGAATTAATATAAATAACACATTTGTGTGAAAATAATTGATAAAATACTTGCATATATCACACAAGTGTGTTATCTTTACTTCATCAAATAAAACATAAGACAATGAATACACAATCAATTAACATCAGCAGCGAAATAATCGCAAAAGAAACTGAAAAAGCAATTTGCATAAGAATGAGTGGTGAAGGTGTAAGAAGTGGTGACCAAATGGGTTTTGATATGTGGATACCCAAATCTTTAGTTAAAGAAAATGAAGTTCCGATGTGGTTTTTATTAAAAGCTGGTCGTGAAAAACATTTTGCAAGCATAAATTTTTATGGATGTAAATTAGGTGTTAAATGTTAAACAAATAAAATATAAAATTATGAAAACATTAGTAGTATCAACATCAAATGAAAATCATTTTGCAAGCATAAATTTTTATGGATGTAAATTAGGTGTTAAATGTTAAACAAATAAAATATAAAATTATGAAAACATTAGTAGTATCAACATCAAATGAAAATCATTTTTTCAGTACACGCAAAGAAGCAAAAAAAGATATGCAATGGGGTATTGATACATTAAAAAAATTACAAATAAAAGATACAGTTTATTTGTATGAAATGCCATCAAAAACAAATGATGATTTGACAGACCAAGAACATTTTATCAATTGCTTATCTAACAACACGGCTAAAGAACTAAAAAAAGAAGAAGTAAAATGAAAGCCGAAGATATGATAAACTGGGGTAAGCTTAGCCGATTTCTGGCAGGCTCACGCCAAACTGTAAGAAAAAATTCAGTGCCTAAAATTCATCAGCAGTTTGTAGATGATTTGCTAAAAGCTATGAATAAGGTGATTTCCAAACGGCTTGATAAAGCCGAAGCGGGTGTTTTTTGGACAGATAATTTAACAATGGCAAAATGGTTTGCTATACCTGCTGTTGTGGTTGAGTTGCCACAGTCAAATATGTTTGAATGTGATACTTGCCATGAAGATTACGAACCTGACGAAAGTGGTATTTGCCCTCATTGTGGCAGTTTAACCACAACGGCTGCGGCTAAACTGCGTTGCCGATTAAAACGCAGAAACTTATAAAAATATACTAAAGATTATGGGAGCAGAAAAGTATCAAATTACAGACAAAGACGGCAATGAAGTTTTAGCCGATGTTAGCGGTAGTTTTAGTGTGGAGGACGTGAAATGGCTAATAATGTATGGTTACAATAAAGACAAAACGATTGATATTAGGAGTGATGAAAAAGGCGAATTAGATTACGCAATTTCAAATATGTTCCAAATGCTAAAAGATAGCACTCGTTTTGATGCTGAAAGAGTAGAGCGAGTTTTTTGGGAGCGTGTGAGTGCGTTGGTAAATTACCACAACACCAAGCTAAATACTGGTTACGAAGTAATCGGATTTAGCGACTGTTAGAGAGTCGTCGCAAAGCGATGACGTTATTCAAAAATTAAACAAAAATTATGACAATTAACATTAAAATAATTCCAAAAAGCAATGTAATTCTGATACCTGTCGCCTCTGAAATACTTGCAGACATGGATGAAAATACAGTGAAGCACATTAATTGTGAAGGTAAAATATACAACATTTACGATTTTTATGTTTTCAAGAAAGGAGAAATAGTGCCAAGTTCATTGTTATTATTGGCGATGGGTGTACCTTTTGATGCCAAATTAATTTGGAAAAAATATACCAGAAGTGACAAAATTTTCTTTTTTGTCTGCCAACCCCAGTAATATATGCAACTAAGAGATTACCAACTTCAAGGCTTTAATGATATTCTACAATACTTCTCAGAAGGAGGTAAACACTGTATATATCAAGCTCCTACAGGTTCAGGTAAGACTATTGTATTTTCTTATATGGCACAAAAAAGTGCTTTAAAACATAAGAAAATATTAATACTAACTGATCGTGTAGAACTTTTAATGCAAACTGGCGGGGCATTGTCTCAATTTGGGATACAACCATATAATATACAGGCTGGTAGCAAGTTTATCAACTTCAAAAGTCAAGTATATATTGCCATGTGCAAGACGTTACAGAACAGATTATCTTTGCCACTCTGGAAAAATTGGATAGAAAAATATATTGACTTGGTTATAATTGATGAAGCACATAAGCAAGATTTTAACTTTATTTTTGAAAGCAAATTACTTGAAAATAAATATGTTATAGGTTTCACAGCCACTCCCAAGCGGAGCGGCAAAATGAGACAATTAGCGTTAGATTATGATAAAATTATCAGCTCAATAACTATTCCGGAACTAATAGAACAAGACTATCTCGTCAATGATGATTATTATGGAGTTACTGGAATTGACCTCAATAATATCAAATATGACCCGATGAAGGGCGATTATTCTGAGAATGATATGTTTACAAGGTTTAATTCGCCAAAATTATATGCAGGAGTGGTTGATAATTGGATTAAAATAACGCCTAACACTCAAACGCTTGTATTCTGCGTTAATATAGAGCATGTTATCCACACATGCGAAGAATTTAATAAAAATGGCATTGTCGCAAAATTCCTTACGACGAAAATGTCAAAGCCGAAAGAGCCAAGCAAAGAGGACAATGAATCTAAATGGGTTGTATATGGTGAAAAAATGCGATTATATAAGTTATACATAGATAGTTATTATAGATGGAGCGGAGAACGAGGAAAATTGATACGTGATTTTAAGAATAAACAATTTCATGTTCTTATCAATGCTGGAATTCTTACAACCGGATTCGATTGTCCTGAGATTGAGACGCTTGTAATCAATAGAGCCACATTGTCTCTTACATTATGGTTACAGATGCTTGGCCGAGGCAGTAGGCCAAGCATTAATAAAACTCATTTCAACATTCTCGATTTTGGAAATAATGCCAGCAGATTAGGTCATTACTCTGCTCCGAGAATGTGGAACCTATGGCATGAGACAGGGAAATATGGCGAGGGCGTGCCACCAATGAAGGAATGCGGAATAAATTCAAAAGGGCAAGAAATTAAATCAAATAAAATTGGTTGTAAGAGGTTGATATTGGCGAGTTATAAGACTTGTCCGTTCTGCGGGTTCTTGTATCCCGAAAAGAAAATAAAAGAAATAGAATTATCATCAATTGTTTATAATAATGATAATTATTTGGCTGTAGCGGTGAAAAAAATAAGCGAAATGTCAAATGATGAATTATTTGATTATTTCAAAATAAAAAAACATAAACAAGCCTGGTTATGGAGGCAATTGTATTTCAGGGGTGGTACACAATTAATTAATTCATTTGGTCAAGAAAAAAAATGGCAAAAGGGTACCATCGAGAAGGCTATTAATTATGTATGTGCATTATAACATGTTTTAAAACATTTTGTAAAATACGCAATAAAGTATATATTTGTATAATTTAAAATTACAAAAAAATGGACAAATATTTTGAATTTTTAGAAACAAAAAAAATAAAACATCTAAATTCGGGATTCGACGTACTTATAAATAAATTAAATAAACATTTATTTGATTTTCAAAAACATATAGTAAAAAAATCCTTAAAATCTGGCAAATATGCAATTTTTGCAGATTGCGGACTTGGAAAGACTATAATGCAGTTGGAATGGGCATTTCAAGTTGCAAAAAAAACAAAAAAACCAGTGCTGATATTATGTCCGTTGGCCGTATCTGGCCAAACAATTAACGAAGGTGAAAAATTTAAAATTGAGGTTATTAAGTATGACGGAAGTAATTTTCCTATCCAAATCATTAATTATGAACAACTTGATAATATCAACGTTGAGTTATTTTCTGGCGTCATTTTAGACGAATCTTCAATTTTGAAAAATTTTACAGGGCATTATAAAAACCTGATTATCAACACATTTAAGAAAACTCCATATAAATTAGCATGTACAGCTACTCCATCACCGAATGACCTGAACGAAATAGGTAACCACAGCGAATTTCTTGATGTACTTGATGCACAGGACATGCGTTCTAAGTGGTTTGTAAGGGATCAAGGAATGAACAACTATCGTTTAAAAAATCACGCAAAAACAGATTTCTATGGTTGGATAAGTAGCTGGGCTACGATGATTACTAACCCTGCTGATATTGGTTTTGACGGGACTAATTTTATTTTACCGAAATTACAACAAATTGAACATGAAATTATTACGGATGTTAAAGTTGGGAGCGGGCTAATATTCAATGAATCAGCGGTTAACGCAACTAATTTTAATAAAGTTTTGCGAGAAACTAAAGAAAAAAGACTTCAAAAAGTGGTTGAAATATGTGAAAAAATAAAAGGGCAGATATTAATCTGGGTTAAGCAGAATGAAGAAGGCGACTGGTTGCAAAAAAAATTAGAAAATTGCAAAGAAGTAAAGGGCAGTGATTCAACAGAATACAAGGAAAAAACATTACTTGGATTTGCAAATAATGAATTTAAAATTTTAATAACTAAAGCTAAAATTGCTCAATTTGGAATGAATTTTCAAAATTGCTCAACTCAAATATTTCCCAGTTTAGATTTTAGTTTTGAGGCTTATTATCAACAGATTAGAAGGAGTTATCGATTTGGACAAAAAAATGAAGTTAATATACATTTAATAAAAACAGATACCATGGAAAATGTTGTAAAATCAATTGAAAAAAAAGAACGTCAATTTCTTGAAATGCAGCAAGAAATGAATAAAAATATAAACAATGTAAAATATGGATTATTAGACACATACGAGAGGCGAGAGTTTAAAAATAATGATGTATTATTAATTAAAGGAGATAGCTGTATTGAGATAAAAACAATTCCTGATAATTCAGTTGACCTAATAATTTTTTCACCTCCATTTTCTTCGCTATTCACTTATTCCAACTATGTCCACGACATGGGTAACAACGAAAATCATGAAGAATTTTTTAAACAATATGCTTTTTTATTGAAAGATTTATTTAGAATTTTAAAGCCTGGGAGGCTAATGTGTTGCCACACTAAGGATTTAGGTGTTTATAAAAATTCCAGCGGTTATACTGGTATGTATGATTTTACGGGGGAGCATACGAAGGCTGTTTTGAATGAAGAATTTAAACTTCATTCAAAAATAACTATCTGGTGTGATCCGGTTCTCGAAATGCAAAGGACTAAAACACAAAGACTTCTGTATAAACAAGTCACTTCAGATAGTTCTAAGACGGGAATCGGAATGGCGGAATATATAACTATTTTTAAAAAATGGGACGGCTCAAGCGAAGAATTGTGGGAGCCTATTACTAATTTAAGTAAAAGTAATTTTCCTTTAGATATTTGGCAAAAATGGGCAAGCCCGGTGTGGATGGATATTAAGAGAACTGACGTTCTCAATGGTAAGGAAGGTACAGCACTTGGAGATGAAAAACACATTGCACCTCTGCAACTTGAAGTAATTCATAGACTTATCCATTTATGGTCAAATGAAGGAGAAATTATTTTTACTCCATTTCTCGGAATTGGCAGCGAAATTTATAAAGCGGTGAAAAATAATCGTAAAGGAATAGGTATTGAATTGAAAGACAGCTATTTTGATACAGCTGTTAAAAATGTAAAAAAAGCTTTTGAGTCAAAATTACAATCTACTATTATTTTTAAGTAAAACAATGACACGCAACGAAATAAAAGAAAAAGCATTAATGATAATAAAAAAATGCAAAGGAAATTCTGAAGAAATATGTCAGGCTTGTTTTCGTTTTGACAAAAATCAAACCAACAATTTACTTGAAGGAGGTGAAAAAAATTGCATTCACTTTATTAATTATCAGGACATTAAGATGATAAAAAAAGCTGCAAGAATATGATCCCCCAATTACGAATAAATGGATTAATATGAACGAATCTCAACTTCAATCACAATGTGTCGTCTATTTTTCACAAAATCAGTTGCCCGGAATACTCTGGGCAACCGGTAATCGTAGTCTTTCAATGAAAGATGGTATATCGCAGAAATCCAGAGGATTAAAGCGTGGAATACCTGATTTATTTCTGTTTAGAAATTGGAAGTTAATTGGAATTGAATTAAAGTTGAAAGGCTCTGTACACAACAAGCAACATATTGAAGAACAGTACAATATAGGGCTTGAACTAATTAAAAATGGCGGAGAATATTACATGCTAACAAGCCTTGACTCATTTATATCCTTGGTTCAATTTAGAAATGTTATTGATGGTTGTCTAACTATCTGTGATATAGCTAAATTGCTTGAGACAAGTAAAAAAACAATCACTTTTTAATTTACGAATTTTAACAAAAAATGACAATAGAAAATACAAAACTAATAAAGGCAATGGCTTATGAGCCGATGTTAGCAACTGGGCTTGTTGTGCCTACACCCTGGTATCATTAGCCTTACGGTGTTAGGCTCAGTACTTTATTTTAAAATTAATTAATTATGATAATATTAGTAGGATGCGAGGAGAGCCAAACAGTTTGTATTGAATTACGAAAATTAGGACACGAGGCGTATAGTTGTGACTTGCAAGAGTGTAGCGGTGGAAAACCTGAATGGCATTTACAAATGGATGTATTTGAAGCAATAAAACTAAAAAAGTGGGATATGGGAATTTTTTTTCCGGATTGCACATACTTAACCATAAGTGCGAATAAATGGTATAAAGACCAACCCCCACGCAAAAGCGGAACGTTAGTTGGCGAAGAAAGACGAAAAGCCAGAATCGAAGCAATTAAGGTTTTTATGAAGTTATATAATTGTGGAATTCCTAAAATAGCGATTGAAAACCCAATAGGTGTAATGAGTAGTAGATTTAGAAAGCCTGACCAAATATTACAACCATGGATGTTTGGACACGGTGAAACTAAAGCCACTTGCTTATGGCTGCAAAACTTACCAAAATTAAAGCCTACTGATATAGTTGAAGGAAGGGAGCAAAGATTACACCGATTACCAAAAACTAAAGATAGGGCAAAATTAAGGAGCAAAACTTTTTCAGGTATCGCAAAGGCAATGGCTATGCAGTGGGCATAACTATTATATGTACAGCAAATTGCCAGAAAAAAATTAATCTACGCTATTCGTATATATATCAGCGATTTTAGCTCCCGAAATATCGGCGGTTGATGGTAGTACTTCAGCTGGAGAACCTACAACAGTTGGCCCACCGGGGATATAAGCATTCGCAAACGCATTGAAATCACCTTTTAATTCATTAAAAGCCTCTTCTAACTTGCTGTATCTTACCATATTATCATCGTCTCCATTAATTCATTTTTAAAATGTGCGAAGCATTGTTCTTCTCCATTTTCATCAGTTGAAAATAGCCGCAACTCGCCAATAGCTGCCTGTTGATTGACGTTAATACAACCTAATATGACGCTGACATTGTAATCCCCAGTTGATGTTCTTATAACTTTAATATTTGCAATTGGTTGAGAATCAATGCCGTATGGCAAGGCTTGTTGTGATGTTTGGACATCATTCTTGCCAAGACCCAATGTTTTTAAAATTCTTTTTCCAGACTCTATTTTTGACTCTAAATATTTTACAAGTTTCATTCAAATATATTTATTGGTGTTTCTTGATTATAAACCTCTGGTAAAACACATGTAAGGCTTGATGTGGTTGAAGTTTCATCGCCAGACAAAGTAACTGATTCTATGAAAAATTTTGTCTTTTTATATATAAAATTTTCTGGTGAGGTTACTTCAATTATATTATTTGGCTGTATAATTTTTCCGCTGATAGTCCAGGTATTTAAAGATATGTTTATCTTAATATTTTTTAATTCAGAACTCAATAAATTCTTAGCAGCATCCGCCACATCATTCGTACTACCTGAGCTCTGTTCAATTACTGTTGGCTTGTATATTTTTACATAAGGATTTTCGATAGTATATTCGGTCGCATTATTACCTTCGATTTCAGCTTGCTTAACGACTGTGATATGCGAATGCATGCCCTGACCATTATAATCGCTCTCAATGCTTATAACTGGTTTATTCTCAGTGAATAATGCAATTGGTGTCATTTTAGTTTTAGCTTTTGTAAAAACTAACCTTCCTTGTACATCATGGCTTAATGTCACATTACGCTGAGATGCTAACTCGTTGATATATGATTTAATACTTTGTTTTTGGTCCGCAGTACTTTGGCTATACTTTTTATTAACAATACTTTCAACATCTTTATCCACAATTAATTCTAATCCAAATTTAGCAATCAATCTTTCAGTAATTTCTTTTAATGTTTTTCCATCAGATTGAAGAGGATAAAGGCTTGTAGGTATTTCGCAGTCTTCAAGTATGCCAGGTAATGAATAACCGCTAATGTGTAATAATTCTTTTCGATTATTTTTCTTATTGCTATGGCTTATTATTACACCAGTTAGCAATAATTTTTTATCATGTTCAATAATTATATTATTATAACTGAACGGTTTAAATAGTTCTTTTGTCTTCTCATTCTCAGGATTAAAATATACAAGCATATCGAAAGTCGAACCGATCGCATCATATTTTAATTCAATAGAAATTTTATTGAATTTATCAAAATTACGACCGTTTATTTTGATGTTCATATATTATACAAAATAAGTTATAACAGTATCTTTTTTTACCAGCAATAGCGAATCTTGCCCAAGATTGTTATTTGAAATCAATTCATCAATAGTGCTATCGTCCTGTTTTAATCCATAAAGTTTTGAAGCTAAAAGGATAAAATTGCTGTCTTCATTAAGCGTATAGAATCGCTCTTGCTTTGAGTTGAATGTCAATGTAAGCAAGTTACAACACGTGAAATAAACAATTTCATCAAGTTGCTTTAAAGCATCAAAATTTGGAATAAAATCGTCAGGACTATTTCCGTCTCCAACCTGCATAGAATCAATGTCAGCAAGGTATTGATTATAATTCAAGACAATTTTATCAATAATATCGGATATTTTTATCCTATTTGAATATGTTGTATCAGTCAGGTTAGTGACACTTGACAGGCACATTGCGGATACATTGGCGGCTAACATCGTCTGGAACATGGCTTTAAGCGACTTAGGCATGTTAGCAACTGTCTGATGCGAGCCTACTATATTGTTTTTCAACGATGTAGCATTACTAACAACAGCATCAATTCTTGCTTGTACTGATTGAACAAATAGAGCAGGGGCGGTTATGAGTGATAATGTCGCTGAGATTGCTGAATTCACATCCGATGCGATATTATTTATAGTGTTCAAAGCATTCTTCAACGAATCATATAATTTCGCCGCATCTTTTGCATCATTAACAATGCTGACAGCCTTATCGTATGCGGCTTGCACCGCATTAGCTATATTAGCTATATCTGATACCGGTATTTCTTCATCAAAGTTTTCGGCCATTTCTTCATTCATAAATAATATATCTTCAACAACCTTATCCTCAGCCATATACACAAATGATTCAGGAGCACCATCCAGTGTCTCAATTACCTCTATTCTTATTTCAGATACATTGAATTTTGATTCGTCAACCGCAATAGAGATAGGCTGGACGAATAGCTCCCCGTATATAGGATGAGTGACAGTCCAGAAGCCTTTATTATCAGCACTTAACATGAAGTTATCAGTAATTTCAAGATGATTTTCGCCTTGAAAATAGATTGTAAGTTCATATCTCATTCCCTTTGGTTCTTTTCTATCAACTAACGTGCCCTGTAAATTAGGGAATTCAAATTCACTGATGTTAAAATTTTTGCCTCGCTTTGGATCAATCCAGTCCGGCTTATAGATTTTACCGTCACCTGTTTTTATTTGCAATCCATTAGTAATCTTATCTATCCAACTCATCTTTTTATTTGTTTTTCTATTTCTTTTTTATAAATTCCTTCGCTTTTCAACATAGATTTTAGACTTGATTTTTCAAAGAATTTTGTTTTTTTATTAATATTTACAGAACGTCCTCTTTTATAGGAATATAGTGGTGTTAATTTTATTTTATGACCACTTATTTCAGCCACGACATATAACACATTTCTATATAAAATAAATTTGCCGTGTCCAACCTTGTAAATAACTGAATAGAAGTGTTTTCTGTCACGAATTTTATGCAAAATATTTATATTTTCAAGCCGGTATTGTTTTTTGACATTTTTTTTGTTACTATTTGATACTCTTGCTGTTGGGAGCGGAATAAATGACCTGCCGCCTATTTTCCCGCCATGTTCTTGTTGCTCGAGGTCTTCTACTGCCTGATTTTTTTTATCTGTATAAAATCCAACAACTGATTCCATTTTATCAATATCAAGACCTATTGCCTTCTGTACCTTGGATTTCGACTTAAAAAATGTTTTATTTCTATTAGTAAAATCTTTTTCAGATTGCTCAAGCATCGTGTTAGTCTTAACATCAAAAGCGATGGAATTGAGCGTATTGCGAATAGCATAAGGGAGTGATTTTTTTCTGATCCGCTCCAATTTATTCGTAAATTTCACTAAGGCATCGCTATTGATATTGAGTTGCATATCAAGATTCTAACGGAAGTACTATATTAAGAACAAAAATATAAGAATTATCAGCATCCCACAGCAAGTCGCCATCCGGCATGATGTTTAACGTCTTATTATGCGTGAAACATATTGGTATTGAGACCTTTTCAGCTCCAAGATATGTTTTTTTAACAACTAATGAAAATTTTGCATTGTCAACAAAATTCTTAGTCATTAATCCTGACAGGTCTATCACTAAGTTATCTGATGCGGAAAAACCGCTGCTAATCAATGTGATAGCTCCAGTTAATATCAGATGAAAATTATTACCTATTTCTTTGTAAGACACTGACAGCGAATTAGCTGCTGCCATCTCAACAGCAAGTATCTTAATAACACTGTCAGGCAAGTTGACATTAGTTGCCCAAGTGCCATTGATCACGGCATATAATGCCTCGAAATATTGAAAACTGTTGTCAAAATTATCCGGTAAATCATTCGCAATGACGCCGGAAGCGTCTAATAATTTAGCAAAAAATTGATGAAAATCTCCGTAAACCTGGACATCAACGGGCGTGCCATCGAATGCTCCCGTATCATCCTTAATTGCACCATATGGATAAGTACTACTGGGTGCTACTACATTCGTTTTATTTTCTAATTTTATAGCCATTTTTAATATTTTTAAAGTTCGTAAACAATAACGTTGTCTATATAATATATATCAGTAGAATTAGAATAGCCCCTGATACCAAATGTCTCAGCACTTGCAACTAATATAATATCAACAAGTTGAGTACTATTATATACAGCTGAGTTATTATCATCCGGTGATTGAAAATTACCGTCAAGCACATCACAAGACGCTTGCACACCACCACTTACATCAGGATTCTCAACAGTTAAATTAAAAATAATCCTGTAAGACTTGCCTATTGTTAATACATTTTGATAAATAATAATTTCATTAGCATCATTATATTTAGCTCTTCCAGCAGCATCCCAAGTCCATCTAACAATAGCCTCCTGACTCCATCCAGTTAAATCTGTATCAAAAGTGCTATTAACAACCAGATTTTCAGCAAATAATATGTAATAATATGCTATTGTCTGGGCCGGCTTCAATCTTAATACTAATTGTCTAAATTCTAGTTCTCTGGTAGCCTCAATTACAGCCATTTGGCCTAACGTTGAACCACAAATAAAAAATGTAGATCTGTAATTACTTCCAATGTCGAATGCATCATCTCTCTGTTTTTTAACATGATTCGCTACTTTCGGGAATCCATATAAGCCATGTCTTATGTTTCCATGCCTAACTTGTGGTGTATGATAAGCTATTAGATATTCAGCACCGGCAAATACTTCAGATGGTTGTTTAGTTATCCAGACACCGCCTTCAAAGAACTTATTTTCAAACACATACAAGTCAAACCCAGCATCTTGCAAACTTTTCTGCAAATATAGTGGGTGCTGTCTTGCTTTCAGGTATCCTGGATGATTGATTTTTCTTTTGATAGCCAACTTCCTGGCATCCAATGATGTACTATCATTTGTAATAATACCAAGCCTCCTCTCCCAATTGGCTGCATCCTCAGTGGTGAAGTTGGCATTATCTGGCAATATAGAATTAAGTATATCTTTAGATGCTTGTATAGCAGTCGCTTCGCTAACATTTAAAGCTTCAAAAAATTTTTCTTTAATACTATTTTTCAGAATTCTAAAAGCCCTTCCGGATGGGGAAAATTGTTTAGTTAAATTTAGCAGTATATCACTAAGCATAAGTAACTGAATTTAAGTGAGGTATATTGCCATTATCGAATAAATAACTATTAAAAACAACTGAATTTACTTTCAATTCTACGGAAGAAAATATACTGCCCGGAATAGCTTGCTGTATAATATATATGATATTAAATGTGCTGAATATATCATTTTTCTGATCTAATGTATCAATCGCTGAAACAAATGGGCGGACTGATGCTAATGCTGTCTCTAATGCACTGGTCAACAATGCTTCTATATCACTTGTTAATCCAACATATCCGGTTATTTTAATATCAATTTCTTTTACAGTTATTGCCGCAATTTCAACATTAAATACGCCTAACGGCCTTCTGCCCCTTTCAGTTGCAAGTAATGTCGTGTCCGGATTAGTCTCAATAACTTCCGCTACCTCTGCAAGTATCCCCGCTGTGGGTGTGCCTTTGCCATCAGTCGAATCCGCAATAGTAGCCTCAACGAATACAATTACTTCATTAGAATAGCCAGTTCTTGCAAATGGATAAATATTAGCAACGCCTTGAGCATCAAAGCCCCAAAGACGATAGTCAGCAGCAGCACCTCCTTGTGGTTCCAATCTATAGGCCAGAATTGCTTTTTCACGATAATCTTCTAATGATTCAGCCGCCAATGGAGCTACTGTAATACTATCAACTGTCGCAATACTATCTACATTGATAATTGGAGCTGTGGCCGTCAATGTGTCTCCAACTTCAAGTTGAGATTCTAATCCAGTCGTTAAAGCCCTCAATGTTATCGTGTCAGTTGTTGCAATTAACTCATATTCATCGTCTAACACAAATAAATAACCGGGACTCGTAGAATCATCATCACTCTTAAATGTAGTACTGGCAGGAATTACAGCTCCAATACTTCCCGTAACCTCAACTATATACTCTCCCGGTGTTGCAGGAAATGGATTTCTATTTAATTTTACTCTTCCAAATCGCTCAAGAGTGCCTCCAAGTGCTTCTGGTTCAGCGGTATCAATAAATACATTCTTCTTAATATTAGCCGAATACAAGTAATATAATTTCAATTTTGCGGCCTGCACGGCTGCAAATATTTTAATAAAATTCTTTGAAATAGAAGGAACTGTAATTCCCAATTTTGATTCTATGTCTGAAATTATTGATGTATATAATTCTGTTATTGTTGGTATCATTGCCATTTATATTGTTACCTCTTCAATTAATTCATTTTGAATATTATTCCAAATATAAGAATATTTTTCCTGTAAATTATTTGGTTTTGTCAAAACCATTTTTATTGATATTTTATCATCAGATAAAATGCTGACATTTAGCGTAATATCTGCGACATCTTTCAAGTCTTTTAAATCTTTTTTTATAGCCTCTTCGATTTTTTTTCTACCCTGACTATTAAGAGCATTATTTAATAATGCTTGTTCGCATAATGATTTGATTTGTAATTCATTACTATCGGGAAATAATAATGAATTGCCCCACCATATATTATCATCAGATGTTCCAAATATCGAAATATAGATAGCATTGAACAAGCTGTCAGTCATGGCTATATCGTTCGATTTTAAAACAAAATCGCCTCCGGAACCTGTTTCTTTCAATGTAATATCCATATTACCAAGTCCCTCCTGTCCATCCAGCTGTAGTGCTTAATCTAACCCCCTTCGGTATTGAACTTGAGTTAATATTCGCAGCATTGCCAGGATCCTTAATATTGATATCTAATGAACCATTTGTATTATTATTTATTGTGTTCGTAATGCCCTCTTGTTTAGCTAATTCGGGATTTACAAGAGGAGTATTATTCGATGGCACACCCATTAAATCCGAACCAATCTCTGAAACGCTGCGGGCGTCTTCTTTAATCTTGATCTTCCATTGCATTCCTTGTATGTCCCTCATCACATTTTTTTGCAATGCTTTCTCAGTGTCTGTTATAGCTGCAATCCTCGCATTCTTTTCAGCTTCAATTCTTGCTTTGTCTTCGGCATATTGTTGATCAGATAAGAACCCAAGTGAGTTCATAGCCCACTTCCAAGCTAACACAATAGCATCAACCATTGTAAGAAATCCATCTTCAATATTCTGCCAAATCCAGATAGCTGTATTCTTGAACATTTCAATCTTATTAGTCATATAACCAACGACTTCATCCCACTGCTCCCCCCATCCTTCAGTAGAATTAACAACCCAATATATTGCTCCAACAAGTGCAGCAATAGCCATAATTATAATTCCAATCGGATTCATTGTCATGACGAAATTTAAAGCAATTTGAGCAGCTTGCCACGCCCAAGTGAGAGCAGTTACGGACTTTGTTATGAAACCATAGGCAGCCGTAACTCCAGTTACTACTGAGACGACTGTTGATACTGCTGAAACAATTAAAGACAAAGAACCTAATGCAGCCACGACCATAAGGATAGTTGTAACTGTCCCGGAATTCTCCTTTGACCATTTCATAAATGATTGGACAACAGGCATTATCTTGGCTAATAATTCATTAAACACAGGAATAAGAGTTGTTCCTAATGTTATTGATAAAGCTTTCATATTATTTTCTGCCAATTGAGCTTGCGACTTACCTGTCTTCATTTGCTTTTCGAATGCTTCATTGATAGCATTCGTTCCTGTGGCCATATCTTTTAGTGAGGCGACATAAGACTCATTAGTAGAGCCTAATAGAGATGTTACGGCGGCGAGAGCCTCAGTTCTACTCCATGCCTCAGCCATGTTTACATTATTTTTCTTTCCAGCCTCTTCAACTGCCATCAATGCCTCGACATACCCGCCAGCCTTTTGGATTAAATCCTTGCCTGTTGATACTCCTAACTTTTTGAATATCACCAACATTTGTGCAGTCGGCTTTTCAAGTGCTATTAATGAGGATTTTATTTGATCTTGAGCCTGTGCGGCTGGTGTTCCTACTGTTGTTAAGGCCGCTGTTGCGGCAGAAAATTCAGATAATTTTACGCCAGCGGCATTGACGATTCCAGCATTCGCACCAAATGCCTGTGACATTTGAGATACGGTTGTCTTTCCATATTTGACTGTTTTGAATAAAATATCTGATATTTGAGCTGCTGATAGTCCTTCATTCTTAAAAGCATTGATGGCGGATGTCATAATATTAGTCGCTTCAGATGCTGTAGATAGTCCGGAGACGGATAGACGGCCAGATTCAGTTAGTGTTGACATTGCGTCAGAGGCACTAATACCAGCAGAACGAATATCATAAAGCGAAACAGTTAGATCGTCCAGAGCAACAGGCATTTTAGTTGATAAGTTCACAAGTTGATCACCCATCTGAGACATATTTTCTACATTAGTATCAACTAATGTAGCTATATTTGACATTTTAGCCTCAAAATTTATGGCGGATTTTCCAGCCATAACCAGAGGAGTAATTAAAGCCGCTCCAAAGATAGCTGAGGAAATAGCTATCTGTTTTGACTTTTCGGAAATTCTTCTAAATGAACGCTCTAATCGAGCTGAACTTGTCTCGAAATCTTTTAAACCCTTAGACATCTTGTTGATAGGGCCTGTTAGCTTGTCAACAGCTGTGAAAATGGTTGGTATTACGAAATTGCTCATTTTTTCTTTTTTAATTCTGTAACCATTTGACAAACATCATCATACCAGTAAGTAATTCCAAAATAATCAATACTATCTAAATAGAGATTACTTATAGTTCCCGGACTCCACTTATATTCTCTAGCAATACTCTTGATGATATTATCAAGAGATTCCGGGTTTATAAGAAAAAAACAGCAATAGATTGAGCAATTCTGTTGTCTTCTGTATCAAGTTCCTCGATAAGTCCTGTATTCTGATTAGTCAATGCTGCAATATATGCACTTATCAAGCCATTAGTATCTCCAGGCTTAATATTACGTGTCTTAGTGTGTATCTGTTTCATCGAAATACGCGCCTTATATTTCAATTCTTTCACTTCGCCAACCGGAAATTTTAACTGATGTGTAAATTCGTAAGTATCAGCGTCTAATGTCAACACACCTTCAGATATTGAAGTTGCAATACTTTTCAACGAATCCTTATTTTCCTCAACTTTTGACGAAGAGATTTTTTTGAATCCAACCCAATCATTAACTTCTTTTTCTGCTACTTCAATTGAAATTACTTTTTCCATTTTATTATTTTTATGTAATTTTTAAATCTTCTTCAAAGTGCCGCCACCACTTAATGTAAGAGTAAATGTAGACGCGCCGCCATTTCCTTCGTAGTCGCCAACCGGCTTACCTTTCCCCCCCCAATTAGTCCCATTTATGGAGGCGATAGTCCAATCTGCCTGGACAGCACTTTTAGCGAGTTCAGAAATTTTTTCTAATTCGTTTGCAGAATTCATGTCCCAACTCACTGAAACACTGAACTTCCAACGTGATTGAGTAATTTTATCAATCATATTACCGCCGCCATCAACGCCAGCAGCATCATCCTCTGATCTGAATCCGCCTAAGTCGAATGTGCTATCTTCTTTAGCCTTTCCATAAATTGTGCCATTGCCTAATGTGGCATGGTTATAAGTTATCTCTATAATATCTCCACCTGTTGCCATATATCTATATATTTAAATATTTAAATTGTTCCAAAATTAAAACCAGCAGTTGCAGTCGTTGAACTTATTCTTGCAACGCCAGTTCTCTTATATGAGAATGTAGTATCTAATCTATCAGGATTAGTCGGGTTAATACCCACAGTGATAGAGCTTTGCATGAATGGAGCGTCAGCTATAAGTGCCCTCTTAGCAAGATCTTCAGCGTATTTATTTATAATTAATTTCCATTGTTTTGGCTTGATTATCTTTGTTGCTGTAACTGTATCAGCATCAGCAGCTATAGTATGGTCTACTACATTGATTTGTTCCAATAAATAATAACCAAATCTTACATTGAAATCAAGCATCAAATTTCTGCAATATCTGAACTGTGGTGGAATTTCACCATCCGGACAATATGTTGTCACGAAATCCTCAACTGTGAATTTACCGGCATTCAGCGTAACTGTTGAGCTACCATGCTTTACAAGATAATCTCTTGTGTTGTAATCCGCAAAATCACCTATATCACCATCCGCTGGTGTAGGCATGTCTGGATATGCTTGCGAATTAATATCTAAATGCGGCGTATCTTGCATTTTCCTTGCAAATAATACAGCTACATTAGCGGCGGCTTCCATATTCCATCCAGCAGAACCCGGAGCAGGACAGATTGCATTAGTTACCTCTTCTTCTCTACCATAGGCCAGACCAGTTGCATCAACATAATCAGTATAAGTATCAGAGGTTTCGCCGAACAACGAAATAAAAGGCTTCATAATTAGCCCCTGATACCTGCCAGTTGGCACGTCTGGGTCAGGAATCCCGTTAAATTCTTCGAGGTCGTCAAGTACTGGTTCGCCGTAACTGTTAATAACTAATGTATTCCAATTGTCGCCAAATAATTCTAAGGCGGCAGCTATTGAAGGTGTCTTCAAGCCTGTGGCAGCAGATGTGACAGCGTATGTGATGCCACAGGCATTGTCATTCGTATCAATTGTAATAGTTAATTGCTCGGATGTTAAGCCTTTCCACTTGCAGGTAGCTGTTACCTTAGTAGTTGCATCAACTGCAATTACAGGAGCTCCGATTACATTGTTAATAGCATCCGTTATTTTCGCAACTATCAATGCTGGTGTATCTCCGACGACCACAGCGTAGTCGTAATGTTGACCATCCACTGAGCCACGGCCATTAATCGTAACTGTATGCAGACCATTTCCAGTTGCTGTGCCAGTTGGCGTAATATCTCTTGCGGCTGCAACAGCATCTACAGCTACAGCCTGTGGATAACAGATAACAGGAATTCCACCTATTCCGCCACCATTGAGTGGGCGGAGAATCCGCATTATATTATACAGAGGAGAACCAAATCCGTATAATGTACCAGCCTGTTTTGCTGATAATATTTCTTTGGGAGTTACATCTAATGCAGCTTGATTAGCTGTATTAGCCTCTCCAAGAACTGCTATACGTTGAGGTAGATTAGGTGATGTGGTACTGAAATCACCCTTGTTAATGATATATCCTACTACCTTCGAGATTCGCTCGCTGCCAATTGCTGAACTAACTACTGTCATATACTTTATTTTAATTTTCTAAATGAACAAAAACTGATTGAAAAAATTTTCTTCTTCTGAGCATTACAATACCGCCATTACTATCATTTCCGAAAGAAGTATTGCCCTCAATACTTTCGAATGTATCATTATCTATCTTCCTGACAAACAAGCCTGTATGTTCAAATTTCCCATTTAAATCCCAGTCAAATAAAACAATATCTCCGGCGACTGGATTTTTTGTAATTTGATTGTTTTTCTTAAAAAAAATAAAGGCATTTTGACAACTACAATAACCTTTGATTGAATCAATTTTAGGTAAAATATAACCCGCTGAATGATAGCACCATGAAACAAATATAGCACACCAAGGCACGCTATCTAAGCCGTACCATTTGCCATATTTAGTCTCATTCGAATTAGGCGGATTTTCGCAATAACCTAATTCTTTTTGAGCTACATCTATTATTTTTTGACCGTCTATCATTACTTTTTTTTATAAATCTATAATACTTTTTTTTTACAAATATAATAATATTTTTTTAAATCCAATATTACATGTTTTATAACACATTTTTTAAAAATCTTCGGGGGTTAATTTCAGCTATTTGCTTCCATAAATCCTCACCCAAGTAACCTCGTAATTGAATTGAGAATTGCTTCTCATCACCTTCAACGGAATCCATGTAATAATCTGAACCAAAGAGACATCTATTGCGAAATACATTATCAGTACTTAATAATACCTTCAGGTAAGCCCATCTCTCTTGCGTGTACAATACATATGATATATCTACGAATAATGACGGGTAATCCGGCATCATCTTGTGTATAATATTATCCCATTCATTTCCACTTCCGAAATGGGCTAAACAAATTTTTAAATTAGGAAAATCTTTCAAAACAACCTTGTAATTATTTGGATGCATAAAGCAATTACAAATTGTTTTTTTATTTCTCATATCAACCTCAACGATGCTCTCAGACGCTAATTGTAATAATTTTTTTGTCGAACCCTGAAAATGGACGATGCTATTTTGAGTGCAATGACTTATAATTGGAATACCCTTTTCTTCACAATATCTATATATGTTATAAAACCTATCATCAAAAGGAAAAATTCCTAACGGCGGGTATAATTTCAAACCCCTAAAGCCGGAATTAACAGCCCAATCGAAATATAACCTGTAAGACGGATTACGTGGGTCAATGTGAATAAATGGCAATACATTACCATCATTCTTAGCTAACCATTTGAGTTCCTGCAACTGTTCAATATATGGTCGTGGCACATTTCCGGAACCCATCTGAGACATATCCATTGACAATATACAGAACTTAGTATCAATAGGATACGATACAGAGCAGCCCTTTAATATATCTTCCTGTGTTTTATTTTTGCCAATTTCTATGAATTTACAAAAACGGTCAAAAATATCTTTGTTTGAAAATGGATTAATCCTACGTAATAATCTGGATAACAAGAAATAACCAATTTTTGTTCTTAAAATGGGGACAAGTTTTAACGGCAAAAAATTTCTTGGGACGTCATTTTCTGTAAAGGTATGTATGTGGCAATTGAACATATTTTTTAATTTAAATTTTCGCAGTCAAAAAAATTTTTAAAAGGCTTTAGTTCATTTGTATTTTCAATAATCAATTTAATACTTCGAGCTTGTTTTTTTTGCTCCAATTGCATTTCCTGCAACACACGAATTATTGTTGAATCTTTACCGCCTTCATTATCAATTACCTTGTCTATCCGGGTGTTAGTATTAGAGATTCTTTCGGAAGTTGAAGCCTCTAATATATATATCCTGTCCTTAATTGATTGATTAATAGCTGGTTGATTATAGCCCACAAGTATCAGGTATCCAATACCCCCGGCTATAGATGCAATCATAAGCGACAACAGGCTTGTTATCACTGAATTAAGCATTTTATTTTTGATGTTGAACATATTTCTTTTAAAAAAAAATTAATGACTTTTTCTTAAATATAAATAGCCTGACATAACAACCGGATCAGAGGCATCATCTGACGTTATTATTAACTTAATATCGTCTCCCGCCACCAATGATTTTAAATACGTAAATCCTTCAAGATTCATTGACCTGCCAGCCCCTTTTCCCGCCTGAGAACGTACTGGATATACTTTTGTAACATGATTTTTGACAAGAACTACCCTGTAATCTTTATCATTGCTACCCTCAAACGTGATTCCCCACGATGCCTCGTAATCTCCGGCATATCCGGTTTGAATTGTTGCCGAATCTCCAGCAAATGTGATATTTACACTTTCGTCAACAGTGAATAAATTATTTGTCCCATTTGTTAAATCGACGAATACTTCTGCTGTCGCAATGGCAATAGTAAGCGTTTGACTGTCAAAAATATAACTACCATGAGGTGGCGAATAATTCACATCTCCGGAGACAACCAAGTCGCCGTTGACGGTTAAAGAATCAGAGACGAAATCTCCATAAATTAAAGGGGAGGATGTTGTTGAATTGTCAATGTATAACTTATCTGAGCCCGTTTCGCTGTAACCTGCCTTATATCCTATAAATACGTTATTATTCCCAGCAGCATTACTATATCCTGCTGAATATCCAAGCGCTGTATTTCTGCTTCCTGTTGTTGAGGAAAATAATCCCTGATAGCCAACAGCCGTATTATGGCTGTAAACGTTCCCTGTTACCCCATAACCGGCACGTGTACCAAGCAGCGTATTGCTGTTGCCAGATGTATATCTCCCCGAATAATAACCAACACATAGATTGCTGTCAGCTGTCGAATTAGTGTAGCAGGATCCGTAGCCTATAGCTGTGTTAAAATTGCCGTTATTTCCTGTCGAATATAAAGCGTAATTGCCAATAGCCAGATTATCGTGTGAAGTTGTTGAGCTGTAACCACTTTGATAACCAAAATAAATGTTATTAGCTCCGGTAGTAGTTGATTTACCTGCCTGATTTCCGAAATAATGATTCAATGTGCCTGATAATGTGTTGTTCCCTGCATTTATACCAAAAAATAAATTGTCGGTACCGTAAAAATCTAAAATGCGGTTACTGCCCTTGTATAATATATTAGTTCTTAACAGCGGACTAATAACAGAATCTGCTATTAATTTTTCAGCAAATGTGGCATTGTTGCTCACATCAAAAGATAATGCCCCATTGAATGGGTTCTGTTGCGAAAACGCTGAAAATGAAGCAAAAAAGGCTAAAAAAAGTATTGAGTTTTTCATTGGTAAATATGATTAATTGTATTTAAAGTCCCATTCATTAATTGCCTATAACTTGTTGCAGATGGGTGCAATGCGTTATTATGATATCCTGCCGTCTTTGGATAACTTGCATTTCTATCAATATAAAGGTAGTCCGATGCTACGTCTACGCTTGCATTATATGCTCCATATGCAAAATTAGTATGAATTAACTGTTGTAGTTGTCTCATGTTAAGCACATAAGCCTCATAGTTATTTGTGTTGGAATAGTTAACCATCCAACCATAGATTGTATTTGAGGCAGTTGACGGCATTACTATAATAATTTTAGCCCCTGTAACTGCAAGGCACTCAGTTACTAATGTTTTTAAATTTGCAATTGTGGAATTTGGATTTATTAATGAATATCCCTCATTTATCCCTAACGATATACGTATAACATCAGGTGTCGCAAGTGAGTTATTAATCAAATATTGAGGCACATTGATAACGCCGCCGATATAGAATGGAGAAGTAGCTCCCAAGAATGTGGCTGTTGTCCAACCACTATGTCCTTCATTCTCATTAGGAGTAACTCCTATTGTGCCAATGCTTGTTAATGTGACATCTAAGCTATCATCTATTACTGGTCTGCAATACTGCCATCCAAGAGCCGTTAAGCTATTACCAATAGGTAGAATAGTTTTATTTCCTAGTGCAATTTTTGGCTCAACTTTAATTATAGTAGAAGCAGAATCACAATAAGTTCCAATAGAATTAACTGCATATATCTTTGTTAAATAATTACCAAGCCCTGTTGTATTTACATTTAAATAGTCTGCAATAACGTTACCTATCACTGTAACCCATTGAAACGTACACCTACCATGCTTACTCGCTGGAATGTATGCGACATTATCATTGTATATCTTGACTGAATTACCTTGAGCAACATATATTGTATCAGGTAAATACAAATCAGTATCAAAGCCTATTAACTTATTGCATGGAGCTGTATATAAGCCTATTTGCGAAAAGCAATTAAGCGAAAATAATAGTAATATGGTTAATATTAATTTCACAGATTGCCTTGTATTTTCAATTCTTCAGCACTTCCGACATATTTGATTGTTACACTTGTTCCACTATCGTAAACACGCAATCCAGTCCCGGAATCGGTGAAGAATACAGCCCCCCAACTGTCGGAATATCTAAATGTACCATCAGTAGCATAACTGAATTCTACACCTGCAAGATTATTACCAATCATACATTTCATCATTCCCGATGTTCCGGCTGGCAATACTATTGAGCCACCATCCAGTAACGTATATGTGCCATAAATAACTTGAGAACCGTTCATATACAAGTAATCATTAACATATAAGCTATCAACATGAAATGTCTGAAACGTATCAGCAGTAATACTTACACCCTTTTGCTTCTTTAAAATTCCATCTTCTACAACCACTATACTATCCGCCGTTGAGGTCTCAGGAATAATAGATATTTTTATCTGATTATCGTTATCTATTCTAAAATTAGTTCCATCGTCACGGAATACCGTTGAATCAGCTCCACTTGCATCTGTTATAATTAACGAATTATCCGTGGATATTGTTTTCTCAAAAAAAACGTTTTCATAAAACTGAGTTTGTGTGCTATCAACTGACATGATTGAGTTGCCGGAAGCAGTTGTGAAGTCTAAAGCTGTTGCCGAACTTATTGTATTTGCAACCATATTAATAAATTGAACCAAGTTAGCTTGTATTGTGTCTGCCCCGATTTTGGCATTATACAACAGGGCTAATGTCCCCGCAGTATCTTGCAACCAGTATTCTATTGAACTTGCTGCACGGGACTTAATTACGCCATTAATTATCGAACCATCCCAGAATGAGAAATCAGGACTTGTGATATGTGATAATACTTTTAATTCATCTATTATAGTAAGTGATTCCCATATTGTATCTGTTAATGTGCTTACCTTCCCTGAATCTAATCTTGCTAAAAAAGCAGAAATCCAGACACTCATACCAACTGTATCATAAGGGGTTATAAAGTTTCCGGCACTATCCGATAATTGCAATTTAGTTATCCAGGCTGAACGTAAGCTATCTGACAGGTTAGTAGTATCATTACCAATAAGATAGTCCTGATTACTTACCCATGTACGGGTAGCATTATCTGTCGAATCTGCTTTCAAGTCTATTCTATTACTCAGAGAAGTCGTATCTAGCACTGGATGCCCGTTGATAGATACCGGCTTATTACCATATAATCGGATGCTATCATCTGATATTGTTAAGAACATACTATCAGTACCAACTATCGCAATAAAACCCGCTATACCATTGACGTTCGCATTTTTAACAAGATAACATAATGCACTATCCTGGCCATAACCAGCGTCAGGTTTTAGAATTTTCATTGATTTAAATCCAATAACTTTTACAGTATCTTGACAAAATACTGTAAATGAGCACAATACCAATGATAATAATATTATTTTTTTCATTTTTTATAAATTATTGAAACTTAATCTAATAACTTTTCCTGAAAGATATTCATACTTTACAAAATTGTCAATATCAAGATGATAGTCACCTTCTCTCAATACGGCTATAATTCCTCCAGGATCAACGAATTCGCCATTAACCCAGTTAGATTGCAACAATAATGCAGCTATAACAACTTGATTAGTAATAGCTGAACCGGGCTCAGATACGCTTGTGAAAAAATAAGTTGATAACTCGCTGAAAAGCAATGCCGCATTGGTTATAGTTACTTCAGTTCCGTCATTCCTAACTACCTTCAATGTTTCGTCAATAGTGAATTCGTCAACTCTCGAACCATTACCATCGTTGATGTAAACAACGTCAATACCTCTTGCTGGCACAAGATACTGGCTGAGGATGAACTCATTACCATTCTTATTAACGTGGACACCGCCATTAATTAACTTAGTAACTATTGTTGATTTTGACATTTATTAATCTCCTTGTAATAATATATATTGATAACCTTTATTTGTTTGATTTACTGTGATTTTGGAATAACTTTGAGCTAAAAGCGTTGAGGTCTGCAATTGATTAGATTCGGTTGTGGTTACATCTAATATAAGCCTTGACATTGAAACACTTACGGCATCTTCATTATTTTTGGAATCAGCCATTGACATTTCAGATATACTCACATTCGCAATAGATGGCTTGCTGAAATCCAGTGTATTATATTGCGGATTACTCAGAATTCTTGAAATAATCCCTAAAATTCTTTGGTTAATTGTTGAAGACAATTCATCACCTTTATTTATTGAAGAACTTTTTGATTTTGTAAAAATATCAATAAAATACGAATATGTCATTGCATCATATTTTGAGTACTTTTGGTCGTTATTACCCTTTGAAAATGAGACATTTACTGCTGGCATTTCTGTCAAATCAAAAGCAATATTACGTTCTTTCCATATCGAAGCATAAATCGACGGCTCGGCAGGAGTTATAATGGCTTGATTATGAAGTTCTAAAGCAAGAATTTCACAAATTCGATCTCGAATTAATTCGAAATTTGAAGCAGTTATTTTCAATGTTAATTTTGCTGCCATTTTTTATTCGTAATCACCTAAAATACAAACTATTATACCTAATGTCTCATCAGGAAATGTTTCTCTAATAATATATTTTTTTGCGACATTTGTACTATCCTGATATTCAATAATATGCTTTATTAATGTGACTTCACCAGATGTTCTAACCGGATAAGCTAAGTCTGTTAATTGTTTTTCGCAAAATGTAACTTTAGCTGACCTGGCATTAACTACATTACCTTGAGTATCAATTGATATATGGTGCTTAGATGCAATTCCTGAAACAACTGCTGTGATAGTACCAGACGGATTCTTCAGCGTAATAGCTACGCTGAAATCAGCCGTATTTGTTATAATAGACTGGGTATCAATTCTTGCTCTTTCCAGAATTGATGTCATTGTTTCTATCAGTTTTTTTAGTCTGCTTTTCCTTAACTGGCTCAGTCTCAACAATAAATCCTTGTTCAACTAATTTAGCAATGTTATCGGCTGGAAATGCTCCTTCTTCGACAACGTCTCCGCTTGACAATATTTTGTTATTTAAAGCTCCTACGCTGAGAGCTAATACTTTATAAAATTTAGCCATTTTCTACTTTTTTTAAAATTTTTAAAAAAGAGCAGGATTAAATCCTGCTCCCAAAAACTAATAAAACATCACACAAAACTAAGCAACTACCTGAACTGTATATATTTGATCAACTGCCACCGGTACAGCAATTCCAGCTGATTTAATGTCGACGATATGGCTTGAATTTCTTTCGTCCAAGAATTCACCAACAAGATAGGCTCCTCTTTTTCCAGACAATCCAGCACCAACATTAGCCTTATTTCCAAGCAATTGTGGTACTGCGGCGAATGCTAATTTGAATTTCGGAGCTTCAGGAACTACTATAACTTTTTTTGAATTCAAATATGGATTATTTAAGGATGTCGATGAAGCATCATAATACTCTGGATATGACCACATATTTAACTTATACGGGCCAGCTGATATCTGACCATGTAGCACTCCGCCAGTTGCATCACGTTGAGGCTGACGAATCATGCCTAAATCAATGTTGTAGAGACCTTGACGAGCCTTAATAACTGCATTATTCATGTAAGCTGTGAAAGCTGATTCGCCGAAAATAGCATTATATACACCTCCTTGAGATTTACCCTTGGTGCGAATGAATGTGCATGCATTACATGAATCTTCATCCGGATCAATAGTTGAAGTAGCCCAATAGTATCCAGCTGTCTTGTCAACAAGAGAGGCAGCCTTTCTTTTGAAATCAATATTAGTTCCATTGACAAGAGTTACAATACCTGTAGTAAGCACCTGAGAGCATTGCAATTCGTAAGATCTTTCAATCTTATATTGCAATAACATCAATTTCTCGACAACAGTTGTAATCCAATCATTGAATGTAATTTCGTCAACAACACCGCTTTCAGTGAACAGACGATCGTAAAAATCTAATTCAGTTGCATCAAAATATTCACGATAATAAGGAGGAATAATAATCTTCTCTGTAGCCTTGCTGAATGAGTTACGATTACCTTCAGTCCCTCTCTCTACATCAACAGCTATCATCTCAAATCCTCTTTGAACTTCAATTGATATTTCTTTTGAGTTTGATTCTACTGATGGGAAGAATGACCTCAAAAATGCTGTCGGCATTGATTTTTCTTTATATATCGCAATGAGCGTTTTTGTGAAAATTCCTCTTGCATCAATTGTGCTAATATTTGCCATTATATTTAATTTTATTGATTATCAAATAAAGTCATTTCTGTTGAGGCAACTAACACTATACCAATTGATTGTATTAAGTCACGCAACCTCTTGGTGTATGTAGTATCTCCAGCTGGAGTTGAGCCATCTTCAACTGTTACAATGCTATTAAGTGTCTCAGAACCAGCGAATAGCAATTTTTCTTCAACTACATCGCCCTTAATGCAATAAGACACTGATACACTGGTTGCTCCAGATGCCATTGTAACTGATTCTTTCACAACTCCAATTGGGAATTGGCTGCCATCTGTAGATGCTACAGAACATATCTTCAACTTACCAGTCGCAGCAATGCGACCTAATATAGTTCCTTGCAAAAGCGTATATTCTGCACCACTTGAAGGCTCGTCGTATAATCCTTTATTATAACGATTTCCGAATACGAAAACCTTAGACACGTCATAATCAACGTGCAATTGGTTACTTGTCGAATTAACAACAGTTCCTGTACTCATATTATTTTTGATTTAATTTTTTTAATTCACTTTCAAATGCTTCAAGATTTTTTTCGGCTTCTGTTTTTGGCTTGCCAGTTTCTTGTGTCTCAATTCTACCCGGATTTTCGCCTTCAATCTTTTTCAAAACTTCAGCACTCATTGACTTACGAGTAAATTCAGCCATAGTTTTTACTCCTAAAGCCTCGCCTTTTTCGATGCCTTCTTTAACTGCTTTAGCATCAATATCTAAAAATACTAACCATGATGCAACCCTTTCACGTTCAGTGTCTGTAGCATTTTTTACAATTTGAGCAAACAATTCAGGATGCTTTAATTTCAATTCTTCCAAGTTCATTTTATCATTATTTAAGTTATTTTTTTCTTCTTTATTTTTAATGTAATTAGCTGAAATAGAAGACATATTATCCTCAACTTCTGCTTTTATTTTCGGAGTAATAGGAATAATCCTATTAATAAGGCCTATTTGTTTCGATTCTTTAGCTGTGAGCATGACATCGATGCGGGAATCAATTGAAAATATTTGATCAATTTTTATCCCTTTTATTTCTTCAAATTTCTCAACGTCAACTTTTGCAATAAATGCCTTTTTTAAAGCGTCATTTATAGTTTTCAAGTCTTTCTTAGCTTGCTCAGTAAATAAATTAGGATCCTTTTCAAACCATTCGCGATAAGCTGCTCTGTGAAGAACGAATGTACTAACATCAAGGGCTTCTGAATCATCGCAATAGCATAAGAAGTATAAGCCCATTGAAAAGGCTTTGCCGTCAACTTTTACTAATTTATTGCCCTTAATTTCTTGAAATTTTGCAATCATACCCCAGCCATACTGAGGATCGCCGCCATCTGTATTGATTCTAACTACTATATCTTCAGCATTTTGCTCCGATTCATTTATTTGCTCAATGAATCTTGTAGCTGAATAACTGTCAATATTATTATATATTAATATGTCTCGGGGCATTTTTCTTAAATATTGGTGACAAATATATATTATATTTATAATTATACAAATAAATCATATATGTTCTACAACATATATTAAGAGCCTATTGTTTAATAGGCTCTTCAATTTTTTTGTCTTTCATGCTCTGCAATTCTTGAGAATACTTCTCGATATTAGTTGAAAACTCACCGCCATTCAATGCCTCTGTCGCTGCTTCAGCAGTCGTGAGCGGTAGAGACTGTCCGGACTTGCCTAATTTAGCCCGTTCAGCATTTACCTCTTTAAGCGGGTCAATGTGTGGAACATTCGCACCAACGAATCGGGCATTTCTGTACGAATCAATAACCTCATTGTTACGAGTTGCCATGGCTTCAATATAGCCCGGAGCCTGTATATTATTCTGCAATACTTGAATTTCAAACCAAAAATCGTATATTTTTTGGTAAAATTGAAATGTAAAGTCTTCACGCTCAACATTTATGGTGTGTTCCCAATCTTTCAGTGCAGCCCTTGACGCAGAAAAATTGCTATCGTATTTCGACAATGCTACCTCCGGAGGGATGCCAACAGTTGCACATATAAGCCCCACATTAGTGGTATAGAAATCCTTAAAGCTCAACTCCTGCTTGGAGTCCAGGGCTTTCATTTCCGAACCTTGAGGCATGTTGAATGTTTGTTTATTCGTTGTAGCAGCTACATTGTTAGCAAGTAGATTACCATCAGAATCAGATGGAACGTTCTGTTCTGCATCAACATTGAATGCTCTCACTATATTTTTCGCAAGCGGAGATTCCCCAGAGCTATATTCTTGATGCACAATTTGATACACTATCTTAGCACGCTCTTCAGCGGATGCAACCGTAGCCACTTTATACCTGTCAAGATTTCCGAGCGTATTTAATACGGTGGAAATCAATGGAATACCTCTGTTATTATCAATTCTGTAACGTAACCCGTATACTAAGAATGCAACTTCCTGACCTATCGAATTATAAGCCTCAATCCGCTTATAATCCGCATAACTATTTCTAATCCAATAGGCTACAACTTTATTATCTTTTGTTTCAATTCCATTTTTTACATCAACTCTCCCGAACGGACTCTGTACATGATTTCCATCAACTATTTGCACATTTACTTGATTATCAATATATCTGAGAATTACTAAACAATCACCACCCACTAATGCATTGATTTTAACCGTCTTAGCAATACGGTGTAAATTATCAATACCATTATAATCAGTTTTTTTCGATTTTGAAAATAATTTAAATTTAGCTTCAATTTTTTTAGCAAAATCTGAAGGCAATTCAATTTTATTTGACTTGAGAATCAAGTCAATAGGTTCGGACTGCAATTTCAATCCACCGCCAATAATCCACGTTACGAATCTCTTGATAACTGTCTGAGTTACATCATCATCCAAATATGATTTCCAGCTTCTATATCTAAGCCCTTCATAATCAATTTCATACTTGATGAGCTGCCCAAGTTCTCCAGAATTTTTTTCGCCGTCATAACTTATTGAAAATATAGGCTTATAATTAGCATGACTTACTGGCTGATTACTAATAACTTGAGCTTGATTATCGATATTATTTTCCTCACTATCAACTGGCTTATTACCAACAATTTGAGACTTATTATATAAATGTCTGGAAAAGAAATCTCTTGGCATATTATTAATGAATAAATGATTTTGAATCTACAAGTCTAACTACTCTACCGTTCAATTTATTAATATACATCTGTTTTAGTTTTTCAAAATTATTGATAGATGCAATTATCTGACTAACACCACGATATACTGTTCTTATTTTTGATTGGCCATCGTCAAGGCTATATTCCGTAATGTTGTCGCATCCGGCAGCACTTGCCGCCGTGACCTGTAAGGCTGTTATAATAGCCTCAATAGCAGCTATCTTACCTTCGATGGTTGTTGATTCTTCAATATATAGCCCAGCATTGTTATATATAACCATAATAAATATTTTTACAAAAATATAAAAAACTTTGGAAATAATATGTGTTATTGAACATAATAAAAAAACCCGACCTGAGCCGGGTTTTTTAAAATTTAATATAAACAATTTATTTTGAGAATGAAAGCCTGTGCAAAAATGTTAATTTCTTTGATGGATTGTTCTGATAATTAATCAATTCAAGTATAGGATATTCTTTAATCAGAAATAATAGATGACTGGTTGTCGATATACTATTAATATGACTGATTGTCATACTATCAATAACGGGCCTAATGAAAAATTCTTTGCTGATTAAAATTGTCGTTCGACATGATTGACTATTACTTACAATAAGTTGATTGTCAACGACAGCGTCAACATTACTACAATTAATCCAATTATCTATACATTCATAAGGAGGGGCATTAATACTCGCTTGTATTGGTTCCTGTACGGCTGTGAGAATAAATAAACAACAAATCAAACCGAGAATAATTTTCATACCGCTTGTTTTTTTAGTTAATAATTAATAAATATTGGTGACAAATATATATTATATTTATAATTCTACAAATAAATCATATATGTTGTACAACATATAAAAATATTTGGAAAATACGGGATAGCGTATTATCTTTACATCGTTAAACAATTACAAACAATTAATAAAAAATATTATGAAAACAAATTTTATCACAAACAAAGAGTTTGAAAGCATCGGGACGATTGAGTTTATGTATTTAAACAAAGATGTTCGCGCCGCTATTATTTCTGATGCTATTTCATTTATAAATGAAGCACCATTTAGAACAGGAAGCGAAGTAAATGAATTATCATTTTCGATTTATGAAACCGAAATTGATTTTTATGATGGTTGCCCACAGGCATTACCCAAAAAAGCAGAAATATTTATTGAAGGTATTGAAAACAATAAATATTTTTCTTATGAGAAGGCTCAAATTGCAGCAAGAATAGCACTTGGAACACCTAATGAAAGAAATCTATGGATTAAACGAGGAGACGACCAATGTCATCGCATTGACAGACATTACTCAATTGTTCAACAAATTGTAAAAATAAAATTAGATGAAAATATAAAATGAATTATTACGAAAAAAAATATAGAGAACGTATAAAATGTGCAAATATCTCATTCAAGACATCAATTATAACAATATGGTTTTTAATTAATTATCATGTCATATTAGTTATGAATCCAACAATCTGCTCTATTTTATTTATTGTTGTATTTAACTTTGTATCAATATATTATGCAGTGAAATATATAAAGAAAAAATTATCTTCTTCCTAATATAGTATCGCAAAAATCTTTCCATGAGTAGTTCTTGATTTTTAGCTCATTACAAACAAGTTGAGTAATAATGTCCCGCAACGCCATGTTATATATTCTACAATCCCACATGTGATTCTGTACTAATGAATTGATCTTCACCCATCTAAATGACATACTATCGCTATCTAAAATTCTATGCTCGCTTTCAAAATGTGAAAAATAATTATTAAAAGTATATAACCCACCTGACGGAGTGGGAAAATTCATAAAATTTGCTGGCTGTTCGTTTTTTGATTTCCATTTTAAAGTCATAAATTCGGCTAAATCGTCTTTAAGTTGGTTAACTTCAATTAGATATAAGTCATTTCTATTTCTTGCCCGCCGAAATGAAGGAGTATCTGCTCCAGGCTTCTTATATTTATCTTCATCTTTCCCTTTCAATCCGACGGTAAATGATGGTGAATTTTCAATAAAATTATATGCAAAATTCGTGTAATGACCAGTATCAACTCCGGTAAGCATAATCCTCATTTTTCTCCCATTATCTGTAACATATATTTCTTCAATAATTTTCTTAAATTCATCCCATACATTCTGAACCTCATTGTTAGAATAGGTCCATTTTATCCGCTCACTATGTTTATCTTTTTCCATTGGAACGAATGTTCCAATGGAACCATGTTTAATTGAATAATTAGAACCGCTTTCCGACCATGCCAGTATTTCATAGTCGAGTCTCGCATCATCAACAATCCCATTCAAGTCGCAGGCACACGTCAGTAATATTATAGAGCCATTACCATCCTTAATTGATAACGTTTCAGGTATAACATTTATTTCATATTCTCTAACATTTTTTTGCAACGAATTAGCTTGTGGTACATCTCCCTGATACTTATATGTTTTACCTAAAACAAGATTTGTAAATGTCTGTAATTCACGTTGTTTAACTGGTGCATCAAGCGGATTAGCCTTAACGTATTGCCTTACATATTTTTCCCAATCGTACATGCCGGCGGGAGCGTATAGTGAGTTAAGGTGATAACTGTAGAACCCAATTTCACTGGGAATGGCTGTTGGCCGCCATTCTCCATTGATCAGCATTTCTTGTTTAAATCTTTCTTTGAAAAAAGAACCACACTCCTGACACACATATCCAACGGAGCCTTCCATTAAGTTTCCCGCCGAATCTCTTTTATATGTTAT